AAACTGGTAAAAAAGATATAAGAACTTTTCAATTTGTAGCAGACCAGTTTGGAACAACACTTGATAAAGTAGCTAAATGGTTTATTTTTACTATTATTTTTGTATTTGACCCACTGGCTATATCTCTTATTTTAGCTTATAATGTTGTTACTTATAAAAAACCATTAGATACTGAGCCATCACCTTCTACTTCTATTTCTACTCCTCAATTAATTAATATAGAAGCTAACCCAGAAGCTTCAAAAAAATCTTCGGATGTTAGTTCTCAAAAAATAGCTAATTTTACAGAACAATATCCTAAGCCCAGACCTACATGGTTACATTAATAATTAAAATTAAATTATAATATATTGACAAAATAATCAAATATAATATTATTACGAAGAAAAAATAAAAAAAATTTACATTTTCGTTTATAAGTTAATATGTATGCGTCGATTATTTGTAAATATATTTATGGACCAATCTGACATTCAATACGTATTAGAACTTTTAACCGATGCAATCTCTGACAAAGAGTGGGATTTGGTAGAAGAGGCCAGCGAAACTCTAAAAGAATTTTTAGATGATAGCGAACATCTCTTAGAAGAATAATATGATTACATTTTTTTTGGCATTAAGCCTAGTTATCTCGTTAGGATTTCTAATTGCAACTTATATCATTATCAAGCGACTTTTAGCAAAACTTAATACTTATGAAGAATGGATAATAGATTTTAAAGAAGATGTTGTGCGAACACTTGAACAAATGCGAGAAATTGATAAATCTATTGTTTTTTCTTCTACATTAAATGAGCAAGGGTTGTTTGAATCGGATGAAATGGTTGGTGGAAGTTTTAAAGAGCTACTTGCGCTCGTCGAGAAACTTAACCAACGAATTCAATGAAAAAACAAAAAAAGAGTACTTCACGTACTAAAATTTTAAAATTTTATAACAAAAAACAGAAAAAAGTTATTTGTAAACGAAAAAGGCGCATAAAATTAAACCCGCCAATTATTATTCCTGATAAAGAAATTATTCAATCTTCTGTTAAAGCTCCAAGAAAGCGACGTACAAAGAATTCTACTCGAATGTATTTCACGCAAGAAACAGAAGATGCAATTATTTTATATAATAAAACCAACGATTTAAATGTCCGAGAACAAATTTTTCGTAATAAAATTTTACAACCATTTCAAAAATTAATAGAAAATATATTTAATACATTTAAATTTTCATATTTTGAAACGGGTCCTCAGGATGTACAAAAAGAATGTCTTACTCATCTTGTAGCCAATTTACATAAATATGACCCCAATCGTACTAGTAAAACCGACCCAAAGAAAAAAACTAGAGCTTTTGCTTATTTTTCTATTATTGCTAAGCATTATCTTATTTTATTAAATAATACTAATTATAAAAAATTTAATCAAAGCATAGAAATAAGCGAAGAAAAAGAAGAAAATACTGTTCAATTACAACAAAATGATAAATATTATGCTCAACAAGAGCTGTCGGATTTTATTAAACTCATTATTGATTTTTGGGAAAAAAATGTTGAAAAAATTTTTACTAAGCAAAGAGATTTAAATATTGCAAATGCTATAATAGAACTTTTTAGAAATTCCGACCGTATAGATTCTTTTAATAAAAAAGCTCTTTATTTGTATATTCGGGAAATTGCCTCTTGTAAAACACAACAAATTACTAAAGTTATTAACCGCATGAAACAATATCATAATATTATTCAAAAATCTTATTTAAATCATGGTATTGTTAATATAGACCGATATACTTTAATTTAAATTTTTATTTATGTATAAGAATAAAAAGTTTAATGCTTTTATTCTTTTATAAATATTTTAAATTTTAAAGGTTTTAATTCCTTCTAACGTATATTTTCTTGATATAAAATCATTATAATAAAGGCAAATAAATGTATTAGATAACTATTTATATATTATGGCAGACTTAGATTTTGAAGTATATGAAGGCAAAACTTTTAAAGAGTTATGCAAAGAAATTGTAGAAAGGAGTGTATCGAAAAAAGACCAACTTGATACACTTATTGGGGACCTTCGCACACTGATTAAAGGTCCTAATGATGTTGGTCAATTTATGCCTCGTATTAAAGAACTTCTTGAAGTGGGGGTTAAAAACGATGAACAGCTTATTAAGTTGGCAGCCGTGGTTCAACGCATTTCTTCGGCCCAAATTATAGCAACTGGGGGCGATGAAATAGGGCTGTCCGAAAAGGAAAAGGAAAATTTAATGAAACTTCATTTAGAAGCACAGGAATCTCTTAAAAATATTAAAAAAGAAGTAGAAGAGATTTCTGTTTCAAACAGTGTTAAGTAATTTATGGCTTATTGGAAAAATAGTGCAAAAAATATCAGACTGTTAGACAGTTATGGTATTGCTACGAATCATACGGCTGGCAGGGGTGGCAATCGTGAATATCACGAATTAGAATTAGGAATTGTACTTGATATTGTATTAGATTTGCAACATCCTATTTTTTCGGGGGCTCATGCTCAACAAACTAGAATCGATGATAAACGATGGCCAGTAGATTTAGTTGATGCCCCGCCTTCTAATGAAGACCCCGATTTAACGTGGATAGGGCGTTGCCTTGTTCGACCTCTTATTTCAGGAAAACTTACAGAAAAAGACCAACTTAAATGGGCATATCCTCTTGAAAATAATTTTTCTGAATACCCCCTTATTAATGAAACAGTTATTCTTTATGAGCATGAAAATGGAAAGCTGTATTATGGACGAAAAGTAAATTTTCGAAATTGGCCCAATAATAATCTTGATTTTTCTATTGAGGGTGCTACGTCCGGAGATTCTACAACCGAATTATTCAGTAAATCCGCCTATACGGGAAGAATAGAAACCGAAACTAATTGGCTGGCCGACTCGGGCTATCATGGATATGCCGGAAAATATTTTTACGGCAGCCCTAAAATGCGTACAATCCGTCGTTTTGAAGGAGACTTATTAGTAGAAAGTCGGTTTGGGTCTGAGTTAATAATGAAGGCTTTTGATAAGAATCGAGATAATGATGTAGGAGACCCCAAATATCCAGATTATGAGAATAGTGGAAATCCAATGATTATTCTACGTAATCGTCAACGACAATTGCTCCAAGTTGGCCAAACTTTATCTTTAAAACATAGTCCTAATCCAGCTACAGTAGTCGGAACAATCGAAGAGAAAAATGTAGGCGGATATCTTGAAGAAAATATTAATCACGATGGGGCTTCAATTTATTTAACTTGTGGACAAACTATTAGTGAATGGGTAACAACTTGTTTTAAAAGAATGTTTCATGATGAAAAGGATGAAGAAGTTACAAAATTTAGAGGACCCAGTAGTTTTATTTATCCCAATCCAATGAAGGGAGACCAAATCGTAATTAATTCCGACCGCCTCGTATTATCTGCCCGCTATGAAGAAATTTTATCATATTCTAAAAAAAGATATGGTATTTGTACTGATAGTGAATTTACAGTAGATGCACATCAACAAATGGTGCTTTCTACACATTCTAAAATAGTGCTTAACTCTCCCGCCATTTATCTAGGGGAATATGATAATACTGACGAGCCTGTTTTACTAGGGCAAACTACAGTTAATTTAATATGGGAATTTTTAGAATTATTTAAAAATCATGTTCATAAACATGAACATAGTCATGTTGATGCAGGGGAGCCATCTCCGCGTATGACGCAAGAACCTACGAATCCATTTATATTACAAGCCACGGCTCTTCAAGTGAAGCTAAAGAGTTTGTTAAGCCGGCGTGTATATGTTACGGGCGGAGGGTTTTCTCCCGGGCAAAACGGAGCATCTATACCAGAAGGAACTCCTCCAGTTGAAATTGATGTGGTTAGTGGGGCAGGCGTTCCGGGAGGGTTTAAGGGGCAAAGTTATCGTATTGGAGCAGCGGAAGCATCCGCAATGTATGGGGGGGCAATAGAATCGACATTCGGGCCGGGTGGAATAGCAAGCGATACACCTCCCTCTTCGCCCCAGTCTGGTCCAGATGCGCCCACACCAAGTTCAGAAACAACATCACCAAGCCAAGATACAATACCTCCCAATGAAGAGCAAAAAGTAAAAGCATTAAAGGAGCTTCCCGCCGAACAAAAAGCAATTTTAGCCAAGGGCGGTGGTTGCGGAGGACGGGCGGCTAGAAAAGTAGGAATTTTTGCTCCGCCGGATGGGTCAACCCCCGTAACTTCATCCGCCGAAGTTGAAAAATGGGATTTGCGAAATGCACTATTAGCCAAGGCAGGAATTATTGAATCAGATGGCAAACCTCCTCCAGAAATAAATGTCGAAGACTGGAAGAAGGTTGTTGCAAAATTTATATAAATAAATTATATTAATATGAAACAGACTGAATTTACTAAACTTACTAAAATAATTGAGATTCTTGTTCAAAAAGAAATTAAAAAACAATTACCAAAGCTTATAAGCGAAGTATTTCAAACTATTGCTGAAAAATCAATAGTAACCGAACATACTAAGCCTATAATAAAGAATAAAGAAGAATTACAAGAAATAAATAATTCTAATGTTTTAAGGAAATCTTTAAAAGACTTATTTTCAGACGTAACTCCTGTAACTAAAACAAGTTTAGAAGAAGATAAAAACGTTTCTTTTGTCCCAAAACAATTTACTAAAAACCCAGTTCTTAATCAAATTTTAAATGAAACGGTTCCTGATTTAAGACAACGTGAAAGAATGGTGGGATTATCTGCATTACAAGGAGGATATAATTCTCTTGGAGAATTTACTAATGAAAATATGAATAACACAGAAGAAGAAATAAATTTATCTTCCAATGTACCTAATATAATTCAAAATAATAATAATTTAACAAGTAATATTTCTGAGGGGATTTCGGCTCTTGATGTAGCTAAGACCGGAGTAACCTCTCCGTCGGTGACCAGAGCATTGACTGATTACGGTCGTATGAAGAAAATTTTAGATGCTTCGAAAGGTAAACGAAAATAATGGCACTTATTCAAAATACACCAATAGGTATTACATTTCCTATCCGAGACGGAAAATCGGGATATTTTGAGCAGTCAACAGATAGCTTTACTGCTTATCGAATGAATATTATTAATCTTTTACGTACTCGTCCTGGGGAACGGCGATTAAATCCGACTTTTGGAAGTCGTTTATGGAAAACAGTATTTGAACCAAATGATGAATTTTTATCTAAAAAAATAGAAAACATTATACGAGATGATATTTCACAATGGATTCCAGGAATTTCAGTAAAATCCGTAGAAGTAAAATATTTGAATAATAATCAAGGTGTAAATTTACGAGATATTTATAAAATATATATTGTTGTTTCATTTAGCATTAATTCAATTAATGTATTAGATTCGGTTGAATTAGTCATTGATGTAAATAAGATATAATATGATTAAAATGAAATCATTATTGATTGAGGAAGACGGGGTGATTAAGAAATTTATTTCTCTTTTGCCTAAATATGGATTAGAATATCATGCGCCCCAATCAAAATATTTATTTCAATGGCAAGGTCACATGTATCCTATGGTTACAGATAAAGACCACAGTGTAAAAATTGGACTTGACCGAACTGATATTTTTAATAGAAATGGTCATGTTTGGGTGGGAGACCCAACTCAACCATTATTAAATGGATATGTAATACAATCTATTGTAACAAATCCAGAACAACGAGAAAAAGGAAAGGCAAGTGAAGCTTTAAAAAGTATGCTACAAGCCGCAGATGAGGCGGGATTGCTTTTTAGATTGGAGCCAGTTCCAATGAAAGATTTTATTGGGCCGGGGCAGAAAAGTATGAATACAGACCATTTAATAAATTGGTATGAAAAAGTGGGATTTAAGAAACTTCCATTGGCTAATATAATGATAAGAAACCCTAAAAATGATAACAATCTTTAATTTAAGAAGAATTTGGCAATATAATTTTGTAAATAAAAAGGATTAATATCACGGAGGCAAATAATGAATTCAACCACGCAAAAAAGTTTCCATCCAAATTCTAAAGATATACGCTACATTAATCGTGATTTTACTCAGTTGCGAGAAGCACTTATTAATTTTGCAAAAGTATATTATCCAAATACATACAAAGATTTTTCGCCGGCTGCCCCGGGTATGATGTTTATTGAGCAAGCCGCGTATGTTGGGGATGTTCTTAGCTATTACACCGATTACATTTTTAAAGAAACCACGCTTCAAGGTGCCACGGAACGTAAAAATATTATCGGTCTGGCTAGATATTTGGGATATAAAATTAAACCATCTACGGCAGCAACAGGAATAGTAAATCTTTCTCAACTCTGCCCGGCAGCCAATGATGGGGCTGGAACATATTTTCCAGATTCAAATTATATGTTAACTGTTAGAGAGAACACTCAATTTTTTAATAATCAAGGTTCTTATTATATTTTGACTTCAGCTGTAGATTTTTCTGTAAGTTCTTCGGTTTCTCCTCGAAGAGAAGAAATATATTCAAGAAATGAAGATGGAACTCCAATGTTTTTTTTGTTAACTAAACAAGGTCCTATAAGTTCAGGACAAATATTAACAAAAGAAATTATAGTTGGAAATCCGACTCCATATTTTTCAATTAAATTATCCGAAAAAAATGTTCTTCAAATTATTGATATTACTGATTCAGACAATAACAAGTGGCATCAAGTGGATTATTTAGCTCAAGGTATGGTTCCAATTGCTATTCCAAATGATGTTCAGTATGAGGGGTCTTTATCACAATATAAGGACTCGGTTCCTTATATTTTAACATATCTTAAGACGTCACGAAAATTTGTTACATCTGTAGATGAGAATAATCTTACAACAATCACTTTTGGCGCAGGAATAAATGGTATTAGTGATGAACTTATAACTTTTGATTCAGATTTGATTGGCGTTGGGATGAGTAATATTAATAATGTTAATTTACCTCTTGACCCAAGCAATTTTTTGAAAAATGAATGTTATGGTATTGCTCCGCAAAATACTACTCTTACTATTAGATATTTAATAGGAGGAGGATTACAATCTAATTGTCAAGTGGATGAAATACGAACGGTGGCTTCAGCAATATTTGATAATCCAGAAGAAGGGCTGCTTCCAGAACAAAAATCTTTGTTACGAACAGTAGAAAATTCTTTAGCTGTAACAAATCCATCTCCCTGTACGGGAGGAGCCGATGCGGAAACAAATGAAGAAATTCGTTTAAATGCGATGGCTAATTTTGCGGCTCAAAATCGTGCCGTAACTCAAAATGATTATCTTGTTCGTATTTATTCTATGCCAGCACAACTCGGAACAATTGCTAAAGCTCAAGTTATTGCCGATTCCAATTTACAAGTAGGAATGAATAAAATTCTTCTTGGGGTAATTGACCAAAATAATATTGCCCAAGTTGTTGATAATAGTGAAAATACATATTTTCGTCGAATGGCATATGATAATACTAATCCCTTTGCAATTAATGTATATATTTTAACTTATAATGCTCAAAAACAACTAATGCCAACAAATCCGGCTCTTATATCCAATTTAATAACATATCTTAAACAATATCGTATGATGACTGATGGAGTAAATATTATTGATGG